ATCTGGACCAAGACCAGATAGACCGGCTTGTGAAACTCCCCGGAGTGGCGCTCACTGCCGGTGTTGAAAACGCGAACGCCTACATGAACGGCACACCAGAGTACCGCGATGCCGTTGACCGGATAGCGAAACTCAACGCTGGTACGCAGACCGACGAAAACTACGACAGGCAGTTTCGGTCTGAGCAAGGGCAGGCTCTTTATAAAGAACTTGCGAAAAACGTCCAGAACGCATCGCGCATTGACCAGCCGCTGCGCCAAGTGCTTGCAGGCCAAGAGGCGCTGCTAGCAAGCGGTGCCAGTGACGACGACATGACAAGAATGTTTGACAGCGTAGTGGGCAGCAGCCTGCGCGCCATCTCAGGTGCCCTTGGTAGGTCGGTCACTGCTGATGAATTTATGATGGAACAGTTTAACATCGACAGCGATGCACTGGCGAGGCTGGACGGTGCAGAAAAGACACTTCTGTTCACCATCGGACAGCAGATGCTTGCAAAACAAGGCAGCGTCAGCGACGGTGAGCGACAAATGGCGGCGAACGCTATCCTAACGGCAAACGGTAATCCGTATGCCAAAATGGAAGCCATCGCGCACTTGCAGGTGGCTAACACTATGGACAGAGTTGCGTTTGACTACTTTAAGGATAACGCGGCACCCGGCTTCCAGAACTCAATTGAACTGGAGAGCGACATAAACGACATGTTTGACGCTCTCCGCGTTCCGCTTGGCGATGCGCTGGCAAGTCAGTATTCGTTGGACAACGCCGCTTACATGAAAAGCGGTAGCCCAGACCAAGAACTGCTGAAAAGGGCGGCGGCGGAAGAAGGTCTGCCGGAAGGCGAACCTCGTCCCGCTACTTTGGAGTACCTAACTAGGGTATCTCCGCTAATGACCGACGACCAAGCACGGCGCGTCGGGAAGTATCTTCCGCCTAGTGTCCGCTACTACGCTAAAGAGGACGAAGATGGCGTGCTGACCTTTATTGAAATTCCGAGGTGACATCATGAACCTTCCAGAAGGCGTGTACGACAAAATAAAGAAGTCGATTAACGGGGACCAGATCAAGGAAAACGCCAAGTCGTCTTTCAAAGAGCCGCGCTTCGCTGCTGCCCCCGGCGGTTCTAGCGTCAACAAAAACGCTCTGAATGATTTCAGGAAGCGAGGCGGGGAACTGCTCGGAGACATGGGGGCGTTCGCCAACATTGCGATCGGAGAAGCCAGCTTCGGCCTAGACGATCACGCTATGGGCGCGGCTTCGGCAATCTCAGGAGGTCTCACAAATGGAGACCCGGCAGCTAGGTACGAAGAAGGCTGGCAAAACGCCAAGGACAGCGAGGCCATTGCTAGAGACCGGCTTGGGTTTGGCGCGGAGCTCTCAGCGGACCTAGCCGGTAACTTGGTCGGGGCGCCTAAGTATCTCAGTAAAGCGCTGGACATCGGACAGGCGTTTGACCAAGGCGGCACTCTCCGTAAGCTGGCTACCTCTGTGCACCACGAGGGCAAAAAGGGCACGGTTGACGAGATGATCAGAGGCTACCTAGCTGGGGAAAGCATCCCCGGCATGGGGCTTGATGCTCTGCAAGGATATGCGCAAGGCGTGGTCGGTCAGGGTGTGCTCGGTGAGGCGCTACCACGCCTAGCGAAATACGGTGTGCTAGGTATGAAGTCTGCCGCACGAGTCGGGTCGGACTTCTACAATGGTGGTATGAAGCGCGACGGGCTGACGCCTGAAAACGTTGCGTCTATGTATGATGAAATATCTGAAAAGAACTTGACAGTATTTGACCTGAATCCAAAGGGTAGCGCGGTCGATGATGCCGCAAATAATATGGCGTCCATAGTTGCTAAAACTAACTTCCTGCGCGAGGGGGACGTCACCTTTAACCCCGAGACTGTGGAAGAATACGCCAAGACAATGGGCTCTCTGAACACCATTCTTGGAGAGGCTAACCAGCAAAAGCTGGCGCACGTAACAGACGCGCTCGGGCCTACGGAAAGCCGCTATTACCGCTACATCAATGGCTCTACAGAAGAGTTACAAAGTGCGCGGGATACCTACAACAGCCTCGGTAAAGAGGGGCCGGGCAACCAAGGAGGCGTCACTAAGCCGTATAACGCCGCCCGCACTCAGCTTGAGACTGACCTAGTAGCGCTCACAGATAGCGGCAGTATAACCGGCCTGCCGGATGAGTACGCGGACGCCTACAACATGGCAGCGCGGGCTATGCGCCCGCGTATCCGGCACCCTAATGCAGGCACTACGCAGGCGGCTACTAGCGGCGATCCAGCCACTTTGCTGAAAGGCGGAGGTCAGGACAGCGACGTTGACCTCAGCAAAGTAGACACTACCGTACACCGTCTGCTGGCGGCACGTAAAGAGGTTATGAAAGCCGCCAGCCCCGGCGCGGTGATTCGTGGTGAGAGTGAGAAAGCGCTCAGCGCTAAAGTAGCGTCTGACGTTGCGAAGCTACTCGACAAGCAAATCGAAGAAACACTTGGGTCGGACTCCTACTCAAATGCACGTACTGCGTATGCAAAATATATGAAAACGCAGGACGCCAACGACACTGGTATGCACTTCTATCATAGCATGGAAGACCCAGTATATCGCAAGAGTATGGCAGAATACCGCTCTAGTCTCGACAAAGACGAGTTGTCAGCGTTTGACTCTGGATGGACAGACGCCTTCCTTCTCGCTATGGAGAGAGACGGTGTGGACGCCACTATCATGAATAAGATCGGTGACGTGGATTTCCGTGACGGTAAGCTAGATACGACACGCCTCAAGTCAGCCGGTTGGGAACAGCTTAAATCGGTACTCGGAGAGGAAAAGGCTAAGACGTTCTTGGAGACTGCAAAGGATAACACCGAGAAAACTACCGCAATGAAGCGGGTCACTGCGCTGATGGAACTCAAGGGGTACTCACCAGACGCCATTGACTCCCTAACTAGGGACGGTGACGAACTGCTGATTGCCGCTGGGTATGGGCCGGGGCAGAACGCCATTCTAGCCAACGCCACCATCGCCTCCATGCAACGTACTCTGGCGCAATACGGTCCACGAGAGGCGGCGTTCGCAACCTCTTTGATGGGTAAGTCAGGAGATGACCTAGTAAAGACACTCAGACAGATGCAGCGGGCGCACGCTACTCCAGACAGTCTGCGCGGCGGCGCACCTATGCTGGCGGCTGGTAGCTTAGCTAACCAAGCTCCATTGGTGGGAGAAGAGAGCAGCGCAGTAGCGCCCTCTCAACAGGGCAGCCTTGCTAACGAGGTGAAAAAGTACATTCAGGGAGTTGTGGAGAGAGGCGGACCTTAATTAACGACCAGCACTTTGAAACCAGTAACGTCGCCTTCTTCGTAAACTGGTCTAATGATGTAGTCACCGAATATGGTGCCACCAGCGTCCGCCGCTACTTTCGCAAGTGCCTCTTTAACGGGCGCGGAAGTCAGCGGCGGAACCGCTTCTATACCGCCCCTAATCCCCTTGCCTTTTATAAGCTGCCGCTGGTGCCAACCTGCGACCACATCAACAGCGGTGACGTAACCGTTCTTACCTAGTTGGGTGACGACACCGCGGCGTTGTACAAGCTCTGCCACATCACCATAGTCGCCATCGCCTACTACATCGGGGACATTGTCCATCGGCTCTACAAACATAGACCGTAGCGGGTGCCCTTGTGTCGTAGTGCCTAGCTCTATGCTACTAATGTTAAAGTGGAATGTAGCGCCATCTTCGATAGAGCGTGCGCGGGCAATCTTCATCTTGATCACGTCGCCCTTCTTAGTGATGTCGAGCAGCATATCGGGCTCGGCTTCGATGTTAGACGAGCCGCGCACATGGCCCTGCCGTGCTTTGTGGTGGACGAATATGATAGTCGCCGTGACGCCAGCCTCCCTAACTAGGGAAACAATTTCAAACAAGTGCGACGTGTCTTCGACGCTGTTCTGGTCGCCGCCTGACATAGCCTTAGTCAGCGTGTCCAGCACAATAGCCTTGAGCGGCAACCCAGTGTTTGCGGCATACTTGGCGGCGGCGATTATCTTAGACGCTTCCGTAACGCGGTTAGCCTCTTTGATAAAGTTAGCTGGCTTAGTGACAGTGAACAGCGGTATACTTGCGGGGAGTGTCTTGCCGCGATTACGCATTTCCCGCTTCCACGCCTCGACACGGAGGTTGATAGCGTGCTGTCCCTCAAGAGCGTAGTAAATCACCGCGCCTTGACCGTGGACCTTGAGCGGGCCTAAGTCCATGCCGCACGCCATGTGCAAGCAAGTCGTGAGGCAGATAGCGGTCTTCCCCATCTTAGGCTCCGCGAACATAACCACTGTCTCGTTCTGCACATAGATAGGGTGCATGTTGAACTCGACGCTGGTGATGTCCAGATCAGTGTGCGCGAAGTAACCTTCGTTAGCGCCGTAGGGCCATTTATCAGCAGGCAACACCGACAGCCCTAGCGGCACATCGTTACCTACTGAGGTAAAAACCGCGTCGTCAACCGCAGCAAGATCAGACAAGTCGTCCAACTCTCCGAACTCGTCGTTGATTGCGTCGTCGTTAAACTTGCGGTAAGCGGATGCGGCGAGGCGCGATAACTCCCCACCCTTATCAGCCATGACGGTGCGCCAGCGCGCGTGGCGCTCGTGCCCCGCGTTAGAGGCAGAAGACGCATTGAGCAGCTTGAGCATGTGCGCCTGTATCTCAATCTGGTCTTTACCCTGAGCGGCAAGCTTTGACGAGATTTGCGCCAGCGAATTATGAAAGTCCGCCCCGGATAACACCTGCGCCTCTAGCTGCGTCAAGGTACTACCGCGTGAGGCGACAGCGGCGTACCGCAGTGTCTCAAGCAATTGCTTAGGCGCGGGCTTGATGCCCTCTTGCAGAACCTTGTAGTTGGGCGACCCCGGAAGTACGATGTAGCCGCCATCGCTCTTGACTTCTACGCCGTTGACTGGTTTACAGTCTGGGGCGGTACCTTCATAGATAAGGTGCAGACCACCGGACTTAGTTTGGTGGGTCCGAGTTTCAGGTAGAGAGCCGTCTTCAATCCTAGCGTTGAACCATGTCTTAACGTCATTGGATTTGTACAGGTCCACGTCAACAGCGAATATGCCGTTGCCCATAGCGCCGCCAATTCCCCAAGCGGCGTCCCCATAAAACTCGAACAGCGATCTTACCTCGCTAGGTGACGTGACCGCGTCATGGAAACCGTTAGCGGTGAGCGGGGCTTTGTCTTCCTTCACGGGAAATACTGGCACCCCGCCATCGGCCCACTCCTGCGCCGCCTTTATAAGTGCCTCTAGTCTCTCAGAGTTGCTCATTTATTGAACCTCTTCACAAAGTTGCTGTACTCCAATGCGGTCAGACCTGCACGGGAGATTGCAATAGTAAACCCAGCTACCCTAGAGTAGCGGCGCGTGATACGCAGATCGACGATCTGTTTATCGTCTTTATACAGAACGCCGTTCGCACCGTCGAGTATTGACTTACCGAGATTGTCCACGTCGCCCTTCTGGTTGTATGTCAGTCCCCAGATAGAGTGCAGACAAGTCTCCGGCTCTAGGCACTCTTCTAGTACGGCAAGCGTTACCTTAATAGGGAACGCGACGCACGGGGCGTTCAGAGACTTGGCCCATTGCTTGACCTCTTTCTCGAACTCGCGCGTGGCTGGTGGAGTAAACATACGCCCGCCTTTTCCTGAGCGTGGCCGCTCTTTTGCCTGCACCTTGCCCTTGTAGCTGTACACCTCGGTGTGGGCGTCCACAAAGAAGTCTGTTATAACGAGCCGCTCTTCGGTACTGTTTTTCACTATGTCGACAAGTTGTTTAATGTCTAACGTCATTTCTTTGCGTCTCCCCAGTTAGGACCGTGACCGGCCTCTACCAATTTGTGCGTGTCCGTACCGGGGAAGATGTCAAGCCACCCCTGTATCATTCCCCGCTCTAGTATGCTCTTTGCGTGCTCATGATGACCATCTTTGTACGCAAGGATCAGTTCGTCGTGAACAGTAGCCACCAACCTAATTAGGTTATAGTTGCTCTCTTCGTCACGCAAGCGGTGTACGTGGTACATTGCGCGGTACATCGCAGACGCCGCCGCTCCCTGAATGCCGTAGTTACTGGCAACGGGAAGCGTGCGGTCTTGCTTGTACACGAACACAGTACGACCGTCAGTGACAGAAATGAACCCCGACTGCGTCATGCGGTCAAACATAATGTGCCGGTAGTTATACGCCTTCGGATAGCGCTCCGCCCATTTACGCAAGGCGTCTTCCGCTGCCGCCACAGAGGACTTTAGCACGATGCTGAGAGCATGAGCGCCAGCGCCGTAGACGTTTTGAAAGGTGAAGCCCTTAGCGCGGCTGCGGTGTTCCTTGTACTGAGCGTTCAGTCGATGTCCACTATCATGATAGATCTTGTGAAACTCGTCCTCGTCAATTCTGTAGATTGCGCTAGCTGAACCAGCGTGTACGTCACCGTATATTGCGTCTTGCAGTAGCCGAGCGTCTTGAGATAACTCAGCAAGCACGCGCACTTCAATCCCAGAATAGTCGGCCACCGCCAGCCCGTCAAATCCGTTAGGCGGTAGAAATGCTCTACGCACTTTAGGATTGCGCGGTATGTTCTGGATGTTGATTGAACTTGAAGAGTATCTACCAGTCGCCGCTTGTGCAATGTTAAGCCGGAAATGGACGCCGTCCCCCATGTAGTATTTGTTGATAACTGTCTCTCCATATGTGGATAGATACTTTCTATAATATCTAAACAAGATGAGAGCGTTAAGCCATCTGCTGAATGGATAAGGAGACTTTGCCGCAATGGGCCCGATGATGGGGCGGCTAAGCGATAGTTGCTCTGTTTTTTCTGTTTTGGGCCAAGCACTGAGTGTCTCCTTACCTAGTTGGGTTTTGAGAAAATTGGACACCTGTATGTCAGAACCCAGATTGTCGATTAGTCCCCTCGGGGTTATACGCCGCACGCGCCGCATAGCTATCTCTTGCTTGCGCGTCCACATCTCTATGTTTTTCTGGTGAGCATCGACATCCAGTCCGAAGCCTGTGCGCTCACACTCTACTGTTGCGCGCACTGCGTCTTGAAAGATGAAGGCGGCGTCGTTCTGCGCTTTGGTGTTGCGGTTAACGTAGGTCTCGTACAGCTTATAGGTCACTACCGCATCAAGCGCGGCGTAGTTAAGCTGCGACTGCGTCAGCTTAGGCTCTGACCAGTCGGACACCTGCTCGGATTTGTCTAGCTCCAGACCGAGTGTGGTCTTCGCTAACCTAGCTAGGGAAGAGGCGGTGCCGCCGTTTCTAGCTTTGTAGAGAAAGTCCACGTCAATAATGTCAACTTTACCATACACAGCTTCATCAAAGAATGACACCTCAAACTTAGCGTTATAAACCGCCCACATCGGCCCGCACATCTTAGGCGCCCACTCTTTGAACGACCCCGCAAACATATGGTCGATCAGCACCGCACCGATTTTCGGATGGTACAGGCACGTAAGCCGCACCCACACGTCACGTTCCCGTGCGTCTAAGCCGGTGGTCTCAAAGTCGAGGGCGCACACATTGTCGCCCAGTATGTCAAGAATTTCCTGTACGCGGCGCGGCTCAATCACGTACTCATGATTAGCGGCGGCTTCGTCATAAAAGGCGTGGCGCTCGTCCGCTCTACGCTCTAGTGTCGCTTTTCTAGCCATTGGAACCCCCTCAGGTTTATGTATTACCTATTTAGGTAGCAGATAGGTAAAATAAGTAGCGGGCGAGGGGATCAATCCCCGCCCGCTTAGATGCTTACAGGCGGCGGCGCGGTTTAGGCGCATCCGCTGTTTTCGCACCCGGCGCGTCCTCGACCAGAGAGAGGGGATCAAAGTCGGGATCGGCCATCTTGTTCAAGTCATCCGGCGTGATCCATTGAACCACGTCGAACACCGGCTTGAAATTGGTATTGTCTTGAGCGGTGAACTCTTCCATACCAATCTTCATGATCGGCACGCACGCCTGTCCTGCCTTGTAGCGGTCCAGCACGTCGCGTTGCAGGTCGGCCATGACGGACACGCCTGATTTGGAGTTGTTCGTGAACTCGATCTGCTCGTCGTGTTGCAGCGACTTCATGACGATACCGCGTGCCCGTGACCACCCGTCTTTCTGGGAAGTGAACGGACCCATCTCTTCCGGGTCAGGCTCCGCAATCTTGGGCTGCCCCAGTTTCGCCATGCGCTTCGCTACAGGTTTGCCGCCCTTCCAGCAAATCCATCCTGTCGAGAACATGGTGGGTGCGACAACGAACAATTCGCCATCATCCACGTCACGGCCATCCTTGCCGATCTTGATGCGGCCAAGTTTGCCGCTGAACGACATGTAGGACACATCGCCGCCGCGTGCTCCCACATCAACGGTGTCTTCCATTGCCGCCACAAAGCGGTCGGGATCGTCCAGATTGACCAAGTCTCCGCCGAACACCGGCGCTACTGCTGTACTGTCAGACATCATGCTTTCCTTTTCTGCTGTCTGTTTCTACGTTACCCAACTGGGTAGTAATCGTTACGGTAATGGTTATGTCAGACGCTTGATGGACAGCGTCATGAACGGGCGACCGACCTTGTAGTAAGGTTCGAGGTCAATACCCGCTGCTTCCAGCGCGGTCTTGTCCAGTGTCTTCCTGCCTGCGTTCTGCCGCATCTCAAAGATAAAGTTACCGTGAGTGAAGCGGCTGGCACCGCGGCTCTCGAAGAACGACCCGAGCGCGGCGCGCAAATTCTTCTCTTGCTCTTCGAGCAGCTTGCGTTGTTCCGTGACTTCTGCAAGCGCGTCGAGAAGTTCGTCTTGGTTCATGTTAGCCGAATTACTTAAAGACATCTTGTCCTGCTTTCTGTAGCTGTGTCAAGTCCCCCGCGACAATCTGGGAACATTCTGCGGTAAAGGTGCACCTGTCGCAGTCTCCGTTGTGCATACCCTCACTAGGTAAGTCCGCCGGGGACGGTGCCTCCATGATCCTCTCCGCACGCTCCTGTAACTGTCCAGCATAGGCGTGGTCCACATCTATGTCGAACTGGAGCGATTTTTGCAGATTGGATGCATCTATATAGAACAAGCTGCCGCCGTACACTGAAGTATCCAGACAAGTGGCAACTAAGTCCATGTTCTGTTGTAGCTGTGCTACGTGGTTCTCTTTTGGGAGAAAGCGTGTATTGGTGCGCGGGTCAATCGACTTTAACTCAAGCACCCAGTAGCCGCTCTTATAGCGCACCATACCGTCCGGGGTGCCGCTCTGTTTATCGACGTAAAAAGATCGTTGGTCCTTGCCGCCGAAGAGTAACTCCGTCCCCGCCAGCTTGAACATCTCCACAATCCACGCTTCGATAATGTTGCCGCGCTCAGCGTATCCCCAATTAGGGAACGGAAGCGGGCCATACGCCGCTATAGCGGCTTTCTCGAATTTAATGCGGCGGGCGCAATTCAGAATTTCGGACGAGGTCACGAACTGCGAACGGTCCAGTTGCTTACCGTCATAGGTAGGCCACGAAGTAGTCTGCGCATTATATCCGCGCTTCAAGATGTCTTGGATGTTTATCATGTTCTAGCCCTTGTATGTGGCGACGACATCACCGGGGCTAGTCGGTAATGCCGCCGCCTGCGAGGTGAGGTAAGCACCATGCCCTGCACTTATGTTTATAGCATAGGCGGGTGCGGATGTCAAGCGGAAAATTTCACCTAGCTAGGTAAAGATCAGCTAGTATTTAGCATAGTGAAATAATGATTACTAGTAACTAATTTGCCGGTAGAGGGCCAAGTCGGGTCCGGGTACCTACCATACCAAAAATTCCGACTTGCCACTGAGCCGACCGGGTTTCGGGGTCTCCTGCCGCCTGAGAGGCCCAGAGAGGCCCGCCTGATGCGGTCCCGGCCCCCCGCGCCGACCGGGGGCTAGGTAGTGGCTCGACCCCCTACCGGCAAAATAGTTACTAGTAATCATTAGTCCCCACATTAGGTAAGCCGTGCATAAAGAAAAAAGGCCGCTACCTTATTAGGTAACGGCCACAGTTGTCCGACTCACAGGCAGTCGTCGGATTACATAGCAACTTTGTAGATCGTCCAGAAGAACGCGCTACAGATCATTACAATAACGAATACCAACAACCAGCCGAGGGCATTAGCGGCGCGGTACGCATCATCCGGTTCTATCCGGTCTTCCGTGCGCGCCCATGCGGACACGTCTTTGCAGTCGTCATGCGGGTCTGTCATCTTCATTCCTCCAGTCTGCGTTTGTGGTCCTTTTCGAGCCGCTCTATTTCCCTAGTTAGGTACCAAGCAGCTTTTTTCAGATCGTCCACCGGACGACCCTTTTCCCCGTGACGCCACAAATATTTAACCACGTTGCCAAGGTTAAAATTCATGTGTTCAGTCACTTGGATACACTCGACCCCGCTTGGGTGACCGGTGTAGTGCCGCGGGTGATTTATGTAGTCAGTCATTACAAGAACCCCCATGCCCACTCATTCGCCGCTTTCATGAAGCGGTCAACGTCTTTCTTGTTGACGTCTGTTCTGGCGACAAGCGCCGCAGCCATGAGGTCTAGCACTTCGTCGGACGGAAGTGCACGCACCGCCATCATAAGATTAGTGCGGTGCGTTGCCATCCTCTCGCGCATTGCCTCTGTCAACTGTGGCGCACACATTACTTTATTCTTGTTACTCATAGCCCGATCCTTTTGTTGTCTGCGCCTTTACGCAGTCTGATGTTGCGCAGCCCGACATCCAGCGAGTGCGTTGATAGCATGTGGTCTACTTGCACATGCCGCTTCTGTCCCCGGCGATATACGCGGGAGTAGAATTGGTGTAGCATAGCGGGGCTTGGAAGTTCCTCCGCTATGATAACGTGTTCGCACGCCTCTTGTATGTTCCAAGAGGTGTTCATCGCCTGCATCTGACCTACGATGCAGTCGATCTGGCCGTTGTTGAAGCGTTCCCTAATTAGGTCGCGCTCTGTATCCGGCGTACTACCACGCACTGTGACTACGGTGTTGAACACTTTCGACAGCGCATCATAGTAGGCGTCGCCAACGTCTGTGTGCCACACGCCCAGCAACAACGGACGCCGCCCGTATTCCTTGATGTACTCCACGACACCGGGGACTTTCGCGTTGCCCAACAAGTGGCGTATCTTTGCCATCTCACTGTCGGGATTGTTCAGTTCCCTAATTAGGTTATCAAGGTCTTTGACGGATATGTTCGGGACGTTTTTGTAGTCCACGTCCACAATGCGGTGCGTGATCGGCGGCAGATCGGCCACAACTTCGTCCAGTGTGCGGCGTATGACGCAACAAGCCTCCAGCAGGCGCTCCAGTAGGGCGTAGTTTGTGTTGCCGCAAACTACCTTGCGGTGTTTGCCATAACCATCACGCACAAATTTGGTCTTGCAAAACTTGTCCACAAACTTCTTGTACGTATCGACCCCAAAGTGCGTAAGTATCTCAGGCCGCGCCGACTTCAACTGTGTGTAGAGGTCGTCGTAATACCGCGTCACCGGTGTTCCTGTTAGCTGCCATACACTATGCGCAGGCGACACCACGCAATCAAACGGTGTTTTTATGTGGTTCGGTCCATACACGAGCAGGTCTCCAAACACCGCCATAGTCTGCTTTGCGTCGATGCTCTTTAAGTTATGCGCCTCGTCTATGATCACGACCGTCTTATAGCCGTTTTCGTAACCGCGCCAAGTGTCTTTGTTCTTGTGCGCGTTCACACCGCCGCAGCGAAAATCGGAAAAGACCTTGGAGAGAGCCTTGTCTTTCTTGAAGAACCACGACCGTGCTATGCCGAAGGTGGTCACTAGAGCGTCGGCGTAGTGCAGTCCCTCGCCCTTGGCAAAGCTGCCGCTTGTCTTGGCTTTCACTACTATGCCGAGGTGTTTCTCCAGTTCCTCTTTCCACATAGAGACTGCCAGCTTTGGGCAGATCACTATAACTTTTTCGAAGCCACCCTTTCGGATGGCTTCCATTGCAGTCACAGTCTTGCCTGTCCCGGCATCCGCCCACAACAAAGCGTCTGCGTACTCAAGCATGGCATCGCTGTCTTCGATTTGGTGCGGCGTCGGTTCATAGTACATTTACCCGCAACTCCCCCAAGTTTATGTCTTGGTTTGGCAACTCCGATCCGCGCTTCAAGCGGTCTCCTGCCAACTCGTACATGCCGCGGACATATATGCACAAGACATATTCCCTAGCTAGGTGAGCGGCGCGCATCTCGTAAGGCAGGTCGATACGCTCCCCTTCCAGCTTAGACATACGCGCAGCACGCATCGCGTCAAGCATCTTCTTGCACGCTCCCGCATGTTCCTCGTCCTGCTCCGCACGCAGCAGCATACCGTCGATGTCTTCCATCGACACGGTGTACTTAGGAGTGCGGCCAGCGAGTGTTTCGATAGCGGTAACGTCGCCGCCATATACTTGCTTCATGAGTTCCACCGCAGTCACGACATTCATGGTGCCGCGAAAATACGGGATCATGTACTCAGGCACATAAGCGGATACTTGCTTTACGCCCAGCGCTGACCATCCCTCGCGCAACTCGCGGGACTTCTCTATATGGTACATGCGCTTCTGCACTAGTTCGCGGCGCTCGTCCGCCAGTTGGTCGTTACTCATAGCTATCTCCGATCATTGACAGCAGTGCATACGCAAGCATCCGCGCTTCGTTTCTGTTCATATAGAACAGTTCTCCGTGGTCGCCCGGAATACAGACGCCGATACCGTCGTCAGTTGCTTCCGCGTATACGTCCGGTATGTCTGACTGCTTATTGCGGAACGCAGTGTTATATGTGAAGGATATTTTCATGTGTTTCTAGCCCCATTCATCAAGTGCCGCAAGCAAACTACTGGCGGCTCCATGTGTGTTTCCCCATCTGCTTGGCGCTTCCCGGCGCCGCACTTTTTGCACCGCCACGCACCGCACCCCTTATATGTGAACAATACCCACCTGCATGGCGGCAGGTTGTCCAGCAGGGAGTTCAAATAGTCGTTCATGTGTTTCTAGCCTCTCTAGCCCGATGCTTACACGTTATCGAAGGCGGCGCTACCCAGTTAGGTAGCGCCGTATTTTTACTCTTTTCCTAGCGGATCAACGGGATTTCGTCGTCCACGTCGTCGTCAAAACCGGCGCGTGCTTTGTCCAGCGCGGTTTGCAGGATGTTGAACAACACGCTCACTTGTTCCGGCGTGTATTCGTAAGCCGGTCCCGACAAGTTGCCCAGCAGCTTGATGCGCTTTACCGCAATCGGCAGGCGGTGGTTAGCCAGCCGCAAGAACCGCTCGTTCGGTGTCTCGTGCAGTTCCTCTCCGGGTTCTTTCAGTTCTTCTTCTTCAAAGTGGTCAGTCATGTCTAGCCCTTTCATATGTGGCTGTTTCTGTGTTATGATGTTAATCGATCCGCGCAATGCGGCACTCTTTACGATCCGCGCTCAGGTACATCACCCAAGAGTACGGGAACAAAACTAGAAGCTGGTCGTTCATCGCGATCCGGCCTATTTCGCGTAACGCGGGATCGCCGGGATACTTAAGTACGTAGCCGCCTTTTTCTACTAGGACTTCAAAGCCCTCAAAGTCATTCCAGCCGCCGTACTGACAATACTCGTTGTGGACTTGCTCCCACAGCGGTGTAACGTCATCCCACGGAGACAACATATTGGGGATGCACCCCCACAATTCTGGATTGGTGATCATCATTTTATTCTAGCCCCATGTTATGGGGCCGAGCCCTATGTTATGGGGCCGAGCCCCATGTTACGTAACCCAACTAAAACCTAACTAGGTTACTCGGTTAAGATTGCATCCTCTATGTCGTCAAGAGGATGCTTGCCGATCCGTTTGTACTCTGGCAGTGCAGCACGCGCCGCCAGATCGCGCAATTCGGATGCGGTTACATCGCCAGCCAAGCCACGGTTTTTACCGTTCATGGCGGCGGTGTTCTGTTTGGGCATACCATATGCCCTGTTCTGCGCTAGTGCAATCAGCTTCGCCTGATCGCCAGCCCGCAAGCGCGTAAAGCGGGGACTGGACAGTATCTCATTCAGACGCTGCGTTGCTAGCGCACCGTTCTCCTGTATCAACTCCCACACATCGTTCGGGATGTCGTCGGGCTTTATTGCCATCTCCTGCACTTCGGCCTCGACCGCCGCCGCCTGTTTTTCGGCGGCTTGCGTAATCAACTTATCCAGTCGTGACATATGGGTTCCCGCTGCTTACCACGTTCGCTACCTAACTAGAGTAGCATACCTAGCTAGGTAAGTCAAGCGTTATTTTAAGCGACGAACTTGACCAACTGCGCTTTTAGCCACTCTATCGTCTTAGCTTCGGACGACCAGAACCCCTCGCTGCTATCCATTTTGTGCAGGTACAAGTAGCTTTCGACGCCGTGCCGCTCTGCCATCCAGCCGCCCAATTTGTCACGCTGCCATGAGGTTGCAGACATTGGAGGGGAACTGCAAAACGTCTTGCTTTTGTGAACCGCGTTGATGGCGTTCAAGAACCCTCTGCGGTTCAAGGCAGGAGAGCACAGCATAAACGACGCTTTAGACAAGTCCATAGGCTGCGTCGGTATCTGTAGCGTCTGGATAGTATCCGCCTTTTTAGGTTTAAAGTGCGACCCCTTGACTATGTAGGCGTAGACCGGGCGGTACACGGACAGCGCTTGAACCAGCGCCAGCGTAGCAATGCCGCGTGCCTGTATTGCGCCCGCGCTCACTGCGCCGCTTACCCACGGGTCTATGTACAAGTCCACTGGAGAGCGGTCAGTGCGGTCAACGGACATCCCGTACATGCACATAGGATCGCCTGCCATCGCTGCGGTGTAGTCCAGCGCGCCGTGCGTCATGTTTGCGGTCAGCGTGTTCTCGTATTCCTCCACCGCGACATTCGAGAACTTGTCGATCAGCTTCTCACCTGCGCGCAGAAAGTCGGTGACTTCCCCGCGCAGTCCGCGCTTGAGGTACTCCAAAGAGCCGCCTGCTTCATTGTCTTTCCACATGCTCATTGTCTCGGAGTTTAGTGCGATGCCAGCGTCGGCGGTCTTGATCAAGTCGCGACCGTTTTCGTACTCAGCAAGCGTGACGTTGTGCATTGTGCCAGCGATAGGCAGTGTTGAAACTCTCATAGCGACCACCATGTTTTCATGCACTCGCCCCATACTTTGCAGTCCCACCAGTTTACGGCGGCGCTCACGTATGCGCTGAGGTGCAGATCGTAGTAAGTACTAGCGGCGGCGTTCAACATCGCCATGTTCAGAACGACGTCGCCGTACAGGTCAGTAAAGTATTCCATTTGTTTCTAGCCCCATTCTAATGGGGCCGAGCCCCATGTTGTTACCCAGTTGGGTAAGGTTTCAGAAGTTCAGCCACAGTTGATAGCCAGCGGAGCACAGCAAGATCGGCACCGCCAGTTTCATCAGTAGTTGGGCAAGCGGCAATATTACCTGTATTATCCGCTCCCCGGTACGGTGGATCAGGAACAGCGCGGACAGGTTCACAACTATGCCCACAGCCGTCATAAACATTTCCTCGTCGGTCATGAAGTCACCTCACACCCGTCTAGGATCACGCGGCGCTGATCAGCGTCAAGTGAAGACAGAATGTTCATGTCCAGCGCTTCCCGCATACCAAACCCTGCGGCGACCAGCTTAGCCACGTCTATTGACGCACGCGGCGAGATTGGCACCTTAATACCGGCGCGGCGAGCGTTCATCCGCGCGGTCTGGATCACGTCCACCACCTCGTCATTCCCCGCTACCATGCGCTCCAGTGCGGTGTCGTACTTCCAATCGAGTTTCACACCGAAACGGTCGAGGAAGGCGTTGTCCAGCTTGTTCCGACCGACGTACTCTGCGGTCGGCCCGGTTCCCCAAGTATTTGTGCACGATATGATTATGCAGTCAGGATGGCGGTCGTGCATCTCGCCGTTTGGCAGCATCACATATCCGTTCGCCAAGGGAGCGTTGATGGACAGCGTGGCGTTAGGGGACCAGCCATCCATTTCCTCAAGCACGATGACGCCGCCTTCCACGTATGCTTTCGTGAACGGTGTCCAGTGATATTCGGAAGTCACCGGGTGCATGTATCCCATCACGTCGTGCGGCATTAGTGTCTGGCCGATGTAGCCAAAGGACAAGCCCAGCGCTTCCGCTACTTGCCGCGCTGCTGTACTCTTGCCGCCTCCCATCTCGCCTTTGATCATGATGTTCAGTGCGGGACGCACCGCGCACGCTTTAAGCAATGTCGGCAGCATGTAGTGCGAAGCGCCATCGACCGCGCCGATCATATCGTCGCCGCTCATAACTTCTACGCGCAGCGGCACCGTGTTGCTGGGCTGAGTAGGTTCGAACGTGTCCAGTATGCTGTTCAGGTCGGAGCGCATTTTCTCCAACATGTCCTCGACTTTACCTAGCGAGGGAAGTGACACACCGTCTACGGTAATTGTACCGCGTTTTTGGCTGTCAGGTGTCGGTTCCGGTGCCGCTTGTGTGCCGTCTTTGCTTAGCGGTACTGATCGACGCCGCTGTTTTAGTGCGGCCTCGGCTTTCGCCATTGTTGCCACAAAGTCGGATGTGTTTACGTTGGTCATGGTTTTCTAGCCCCATATGTTGAAAGTGAAACGGGCCGCTACCCAGTTAGGTAGCGGCCCATGTACTAGTTACGACAACAAACGCCGCTTATGCAGCTTTGGCGGCGTTTGCGGCAACCGATACGCCTTGCGTCATCAGCGACTTGAGGTGCGCTTCGACTTCGGACGATTTCTCGTGCGCCTTGATCAGAGCGTACAACTCAGCCGCCGCTGCCAGCGGAGACAAAGTGTTGAACGATCCGCGAGCGGTTTTCGAGAACACGGCCTTGTCCCCATCGGTCGCCACTGCTGCGACTGCCTTGACTGCGGCGCGATTTGCCGCTTCCTTGGCGATGGTCTCTGCGTGCGCCTTGGCGGCTTTGTACATCTCTTTCACGAGCATGTTGCCGCCTGTCGGGGAGAACATACGGGCGAGGATTTCGCCTTTGCCCTTACCGTCGTCGTCAGCAAGCGCATCGTATGCGGTCACTTCCGCCACACCGGCAGCAAGCATACCGCC